TCATTTCTTTGTCATCGTGAAGTTTTTGTTTTCATCGATCGTTATATCGTTTTTAATTAGCGCATGCACCATATTAAACAAATACTTTGTCATATCAGACGGCACTATCATACCGCCAGCTTGATTTTCTGCGATGAAGTTGCCAAGCACTGACATTGATTTAATAATCCTATTGTCGATTACTTGCCTATCTACTGCTCGTTGTTGGCTTTCTGCTAGCGCTTGCTCTTTTGCAAGTTTTGCTATTTGAGCGCGTAAAAGATTGTTTTGCTCCTTTAAATTTTCTAGTTTGTCCGCTGCTTGAGCCTCTAGCTCATCATTTTTTAGTTTAGTGTTTCTTGTTTGTTCTTTTATACCCTCAATGTTTGCATCCATTGCAGCTGCTTGTTTTTCAAGGTTTTTTAGTGACAACTCAAAGCTTAGGTCTTGTTGTGTTAGCTCAAGCCCAGTTTGCATAGCCGTAATAGTAAATTGCGTCGTGATTAGCGGCAACATTTGAGAAAGCACGTTTATTCTGTGTTGATTTGGTATCTCGTATTTCTCAAAACAATCATCAAGATATTTTAGTGTTTCTTGATATGGTGTGTCCGCTCCGATGCTTAGTTTTAATAGCTCTCTTGTTCTTTCTAAATATGCGTTTTTAAAATCCATTGTCTTTTCTCTCCAGTCTAGTTACTTTTATTCTTTGCAAATCAAGATCATCGCGCAAGTCGCTTACGGCACTTTTTAATCCATTTGTTTCTATTCGTCTAATCCTTGATGAAAAGCCATTGATTGTGTTGTTTAGATCGTTTGTAAAACTTCGCAATGATCTAGCTTCATCTTCAAGGCTACTGATCTTATTTGTAATTGTTTGTAGTTGTGTTTTTATTTCGTCGATCTCGTCGCCTAAATTTCTTTCAGCCATTACACACTCCTCGCTCTATTCTCCCAACCTCGCTCATATACACCAAGGCGTGGGTTTTTTCTTATTAAATTTCGATAATAGGCGATCTCTGCCCTATCAAAATCACTATCAAATGCCACCGTATCATAGGCATTTAGCGCTTTTAGTGTATTAGTCCCCATTACGCCATCGCTTGTAAGCCCCAGCATATTTTGAAGTACACGTACGGCACTTTTTACTCCGACATTGACCGCAAAGCAAAAAAGCTCATTTGCTTTTAGTTGGCTATTTACGTCATCTAGGCATAGAGCGTCCCAGTATGTTTTTTTGTAAAAGCTTGCCACTAAATTTACAAGCGCGTCATCATTGTATAGTGCGACGCTAGCCTTTTTAAGATCGCCGTATGCGTTGATTGCTGCCCTAACTTGCCCCCAGCCTTGCCAGTTTGGGTTCGCTGCTTCATAAATGCCCATAAAAGTTAGCCCATTTTCTGTTGGATTTTTATGTAGGGCATTTTCAGGGCGACTAAATTCTAAGCCCATTAAAAGGTTAAAAGCTTGTGTGTAGTTCATTTTTCATCTCCTATATCGTAGTCGCGAGGGGGTCTTGGTGTATAATCATAGTTGTTGTCGCTGAGGTTGTCTATCTTTTTGTCTATTGCTTTGTCGATCACTGCACTAACCCAAGCTGTGCCTCTCCACGCAAAAAAGCCACCAACTGCGAGGCTAAAGCTACCTTTCCCAGTGAAATAAAAAGCCGTCTCGTAAGCTACCCAGCATATAAAGGTCGAGCTAATAGTGCCAACGAAAAAATTTATGATAGCCTTGCCGTCGCTTGCAACCTTAGCGTTGCCCCCTGCAATGCTTAGTACGCCGCCCACAAAGCCAACTATTATCACCCAAAAATAAAAGCCTAGCCTATCCATAAGATCATCCATTACCCAGTCCCTTTTTTTAAAATTTATAGGTAAAAACATACATTATGAGGACGGATAATATTATTTCTACTGCAACCATCTTATTTAACCAGAAAGCTTTAGTTTTCTTTATTATTCGTTCCATTTACACACCCTTATTTTTTTTATTGTCTATCTCTTTTTTCTTCATATTCTTTTATAGCTCCTAGCTGTTCTACGCAGGACTTATAACCTCCATAGACATCTATTAGTAGCACTCCAGCATCACTTTGATTAGTTACGTTTCTATCTGCAATAAGTGGAGCTTCAAGCAAGAAGCTTGGCATCTTGTCATACTTATTTAGAGCTTCCTGCTTGCTTTCGCAACCCATCAAGCACATAAGAAACACTGATGTCAAGAGCATTAGACATATCTTTTTTGTCCTCATTCTGCACCCTTTCTTTGACTTTATTAGCCTTTATTTCTATTATCTGTTTTTGCCTACTGACCTTCTCAATGGTATCGAGCTTAAGAGAGATGAGCCTATCTTGCTCGTTTATCTCGTCCTTAAGTCTAAGGTTCATCTCATCGCTAGCCTTTAGATTAGCTCTTGTAACGCTAAGTTCATTATCCAAGCTTTGATACCTATACCCTAGAAATAAAATGGTAAGTAGCAAGAAGCCACTAAGAAATAAACTAGGATTTATCATTGATCTTCCTCTACTCTCTTAAATGGATTTACGCACCAAACACTTTTAAGCACCTTTTTATCATCTGCTTCAAGATATGTGCTTTTATTCTCTTCATTCATCCCACAAATATCCATAAGCTTCCATCCTAGATATATCCTGCAATAAAACTTAGATTTGCCGTATCTAATCTCACGGTAATAACCAAAGCGCTCGCGTCCATCTTTAAGCCTGCAAGTCACTAGGCACTGGGTGCTTTTTGCTCCTTTGTTTTCTGTAGCTAGGGTATCGCCTACACTTTCTACACTGCTTGCATCTATATCTTCAACTTTGACACCTAGATACTTCGCACTAAAGTTTCCTATCCTATTACGATAGAGCCAACAAAGCCTTGCAAAGTAGGTTCTATTTTTTGGTTCTTTAAAGTGGCATCTCCTCCAGCCGTCGTCTCCGTTTATGCCGTAGTCGTTCTCATCAAACCACGCCGCCCATTTAGGCAAATTCTCGCTCTTTTCATCACAAGATAGCAGCGCGATAGGCACTACGATAAAGTGTAGTATTTCGACGGGAAGCTCGATAGCTACGTTTTTAAGAATTTGTAGTTTTTGCTTTTGGTTTAGCTTCATCTTTTACCTCTGCTTTATACTTAGGGCACTTAGGGCAACCCTCCCAAGTGCAGTTACTATCTTTATCTAGCTTACTAGCACAAACATTACATCTTTTTACTCTTGCCATATTTACTCCTTTTATTTCTACTTATCTTGCTCTTGTAGCTTCTCACGATCTGATAAAAGGCTTTTATACTCATTTCTTAGATTTTCAAGCACTGAAGCGTTGCCTATGATTAGAGCATGTCTTATATCATCCTCGCATTCTTTTATATCTGCTTCGAGCTGTGCTAAAGCCTTAGCTTTTTCATCTACCTTTGGCTCTAAAAGTTTATTTGCCTCATCATCACTTATTGTTATTAGCCCTAGCTCTTTTATTCTTTGATTCAGCAGTTCTTCGCTTATGTCATCTTCATAAGCATAAATTTCATTATTTTTATTTTTATATCGTTTCATCTTTGCTCCTTATCTTAGTTCATCCCAATACACGATTGCATATTGAGTTGAGTTTGGAATGATTTTATATGTTGCTTTAGGTGGGACTATGAAATTTATAATGCATCTATCTGGCTCATCGTGAGTTATTATCTTTTTGTTATTTATGAGCACATCAAAATTCACTTTAAGGGCATTGTTTATTAGCAAATAAATGTATATTGGTTTATCTGTAGTGTTTTCATAGTTTTCATTCATGTTTCTTTGCGATGTAACGTTTTTATATTCTTGCTCTATGCCTAGCCCTTTGTTCGCTTCTATTGCATCACTCACGGCTTTTTCGGTTACTGCTGCGTCCTCTTGCTTGGCAGTTATGGCATTTTTAAGCTTCGTGATGCCTGCTTTTGTTTCGGTCGCGATGTCTTCCTTTGCTACAAATTTATTGTCACTCTCAGATTTGGTGTATGCATCGATCTTGTCGGTCTTTTTTAAAAACGTTGCTTCTAAAGAAGTTACCGATGGAACATCATTTTTATTAGCTTTCAAGTTTAAGTCGTCTGTTATTTTGGCTACAAAAGTATTGAAAGTCGTTTTGTTAGCCTTTTGTTCCAATGCTCCTGATACACTTGAAGTTAGGTTGTTTAAATTGCTTTGAGTAGAACTAATCTTACTATCAAGAGTTGTTATGGACTGCTTTTGATTATTCATAATAGTTGTTAGACTATCCGTCTTGCTCTTTATATCTGCTGCAAGAGTAGTCTTGGCATTACTTACCAAATCCTCTATCTTCTTACTAGAGTATGTTTGAGTTGTACTAACTTTAGTATCTGTTATTAGCCCAGTTGTGCTTATGTTTTCAAGTGATCTTTTTAGCTCAAGTAGTGTTGTTTTTAGGGCTTCTAATTCTGCAAATTTAGCTTGTGAGTTTACTATAGTATCAAGTGCCGCTTGCGTTCTTTGCTCTATTGGTTTAATAATTTCTAGGACATTTTTTGCTTCAGTCAAAAGCGCACTTACGCTATTTATTTTTTCTACATTACTGGCGATAAATGCAAAATTGCTTATTGCAGTATTATTTTTACTATCAAAATCTGCCTTTTTCTCGTCAAAGTCTGCCTTATCGTTTCTAAAAGCGCCCATATTGGTATCAAAATTTTGTTTTTTCTCGTCAAAGTCTGATTTTTTAGAGCTTAGCTCTATATTTATACTTTCAACCGTATTTTTAACATCTTGCAAAGTCGCTATTTGCTCTTTTGTTAGAGTGTTCGCGTCTTTTATTTCGCTTATATCTATTTGGCTTATTGCTGTTTCTAGCTCAGTTATTTGAGAGAGCAAGAATTTTAATGCTTCTAGCGTTCTATTGCCGAGCTTTAGCTCTTCTATCGTTACCATTTTTTAGCCTTTATAGTTTCTTCAGCTTTTTTTAGTTTTTCGCCTAGTTCTTTAAAAAAACGCAAGAGATCTATTTTGCTTAAATCCTTTGCGTTTTTTAAAACCTTATAGAGATCATATTCGGTCATAGTCGCTCATTTCGTTTGCGTTGTAGTCTGCTATCGCTTCAAGTGCTAGTGCACGATAGTAAGTGTCTTTATTTATTAAAAAGGCTACGTAGTTAATCACTGCATAACTCAAAGCTTCATCTATTTGCAGGTGCTCTTTTGGATTGCTAAAATTTGGTATATCTGGCACGCAAATAAAAGTATCTTCTTTTAAATTTCTATATGGTGTCTCTTCACTACCCACTCGCCTAATAAGGACGTTAGGCACGCACTTATCACAACAAAAAAGCATTGCTTCTAAAAATAGTGAGCTAAGCATATCATCAGCAGGGAGCTTAACCCCTGCTGTCGTTTTAAAGCTCAAATGTTTTTTGGCTTCAGTACAAAGCATTGTTATGCCTTTAAGCCAACGCCTATTGCAAATGCGTCTGCGTTTCTTACTTCGATACAACTTTCTGTGTAGTATCTCTTTTGGATAGCTGTTTTTGAAGTAGTCACGTCTTTTAGTTCAGTTGGCACCAATAGACCATTTTTCATGTAGTCAAAGTCGCCAGCAATAATACAATCGCCCAAACCATATTTAGGGCTTAAAAAGCGGTGAAGTCTAAAATTTACTCTACCAAAGTCGGTATCTAAGCTAACAACGCTAGAGTTAATACTCTTTTCATTGCCAAATTGGCGAGTTGCTATTTTGTTGATAGCTGGCTTTAGATCAGCGCCAATGAATACATCTTTTGGAGTTGTGCCTGCGTCCCAAATGTTTTGAAGTAGCTGCGATAGCACAGTTTCAGTTAGTGCTGCTGGAGTGCCTTTCCAATCGCCTGAGCTATCAAATGCTACAACATTGCCACGCTTACCACTTGCAAATGCAGCCGCACCTTTAGCTAAGAAATAAAATAAGCCTGCCATTTCGCCAGCCGTTGCGTCAGTTCTAACGCTCGGTGCTTTAAACACGCTCTTTTTAACATCAGCATCACGACCAAGACCAAAGATAGCATACTCCATATCTAGCTTATGCTCTTTTGCTCTTTTAGCTGTCTCGCGCTCTAGCTCTTTACCGCCATAAGTTGCCACTGCTTGCATACTTCTTGAAACGCTAACGTTTGAAGTGAAAATTTGCACTGCATTTGAAGTCTTTTGCACGCTTGATTTGATCTGATCGTCAAAGTCAGAAATCTCTAGCTGTGCATTTTTCTTTGGGGCAGCTAAACTGTCGGTTAGCCAAGAGTGCTCTATACCTTTAACACTTGAAGTGCCAATAAGTTTAAGTATAGGCGTCTCGTCAGCACCTATTAAGATTATGTTTTCATAGACTGAGGGCTTTAAGCCTTCACGTTTTGTAGCTGGGGCTTGAAACCCAGTAGTTGTTATTGCCATTTCTTTGCTCCTTTTATGCAATTTAATGGCAATTTATCATTTGTAGCTGTGTCAAATCTACCCAATTTTGAGAAAATCAAAGAGAAAATTTAGTGTTTTTAAAAAAAGTGAGCCCTAAAAGATAGGGCTTTTAATTGTTATTTGAGTTTTTAGTAGAAATGTAGCTAGTTTTTGCACCTTGACTAATTTTATTTTTAGTTAGTCTATTAACTGCTTTAGCTTTTACGCCGTCGCTTATATGTTTATTGAGCAATATTTTTTCAACTGCACTAACTTTGTCGCTACTATTGTCTATCGCATCAAGTAGTTTAAGTTTTGGGTTCTCAAACTTCATCGGCTCTTTTAGATTTCTATCAGAATAAAAGGTTATAATATCATCATTAGCGGAGGTTGAAGTAATTGCGGAGTGTATCCCGCTTCCTCCGTTTTTATCCTTTATGTCATTTATGACAAGCCTAAATCTCACGCCGTCTTTATCTTCCCATTCATAAAGCCTTGCTTTGCGATCATTTATAAATGGTTCTTTATATTCTTTTATAAATTTACGCATATTCTCGCCCATATTTAATAGTTCTTGCTTCGTAACATAACCTTCCTTTGTTGTATCTTCTAAATGCTTTATCTCGATATGTTTAGCCCCTTTGTTTTTATTTCCTATCGCATATCTTACCGCTCCCTCTACATCCTTTAAATCCTTATAAACTGGAGTTGAAAATTTGCCATTATATGTAACATTATAGATGCCTCGTTTTTCTTTTAACTCAGGCAATTTTTGACTAAAATTTACGCCATTTTCTCTACTTACAAATGTCTCGTTTGGATTTACATCAAAAGTCTCATGCGGGTGAGCTCTGCCTTTTTTATTTAAGTCGAGCCTATTTTGTACATTCCTAGCTTCGGCTTCACCATGATATAGAGCATATTTTTTATCATTTGCATTGCTTCCTTTTGCAAACCCCTCAATATCTTGTATGGCATGTTGGATTTCGTGCATTAAGGTCGATTTATCTGCTATTTCACTAAGCCCAATTTCTTTTTTAACTGGATCGTAATAGCCTTTATTCCCTAATGCATAAATATCATTTTCTTTATTAAAATTTCCATTGTTTTTCACATGTTTTATTTGGTTTGGGTTAAATGCAACTATTACGTTATCGTCTAATATAATGCTATCATATCCTGCATTTTGCAATTTATCTTTAAACGCTCTTGCCTTTGTATCATATTGTTTTAGGCTGGTATTTTTTATATATTCATAAAGACTTTTCCCAACACCGTTTTTTAAGTCATCTCTTTTTGCTAAATTCCCAAGCAATGCCTGATATTTATTAGCAGTATCCTTTGTAATTTCTTCCCTTAAATCAAAAGGCTTTTTGGCATTTATATATACCTCCATAACTCCGCTATTTGGTTCTTTTAGCCCATATCGCCCTTTTGAATATTCCTCGCTCAACCCTTTATCAGTTGTAAAGAAAAATCCCCACTTACTTTTATCAAACTTTTGGTCAAACTCGCTTATATTTGATTTTTTAGTCCCATGATAAAAAATTTTTGGGGTTCCATCTGTGTTTTTAGTTAGTGGGGAGCTCTCTTTGTGCCAATCCTTTAAGTTTTTATTGTAAAGTTCATCTTTTATTTTTACTACGTTTATATCCTTTAACTCAGGATATGCCTTAAATAGTTCTTTATACTCTAATAAGTTACCTAATTTATCTGCGTTTTGATTTTTGATTTTAGCTGGGTTATCATCTATCTCAAACTTCCACGCTCCGTCCTTATCTTTATACCACCCAGTGCTTTGCCAAATTTTAACTTCATCTTCGCCTTTTTCTAGCATAGCTTTGGCTTTTGAGAGTTTATTAGCACTAGCGTTAAGTGCTTTTTCTCCTGCAAAAGAATTTATACTATTACTCTTCGCTGATCCATAAATTTTAGTTAAAAGTCTTGGATTATCTTTTGCCATTTGTGGCATCTTTTTGCCAAGCCCAAGAATAGAATTATAAAGCTCTGGGCTTATGCGTTTTACTGCTGAAGCACTAAACTTTGACCCAAACAATGCATAGATAAAACCCTTTGCAAACTCTTCAGGGCTAACGTTGCCATTTTCGTCTGTGCCGTTTGCTGTGCCGCCAAGTAAGCCACTTGCTATATGTGGGCTTGCATTGATAGTCTTAGTATTTTTGTCTTTTTGTGGTATAATGCTTCCATCAGAGAGCTTTAATAATTCGCCATCCTCCTTATTTAGAGAGGTTTCCAGAGCTGGCGTCCTGGTAAGCTCTTTCTCATCTAAAAGTGCTTTTGCACCATTCGCCGTTGGCTCTGTGGCTTCGCCAAGAGTGAGCTGTGTGGGAGTAGGCGACCCCACTAGATGAGATTTTTCATTTCTTCTTAAAAGCCTTGTTAGATCCCTTTCATCTGTTTTATTTGCATGTATTATTTGTCCATTATCTTTTTTGACACCGATATTCCCAACTTTGCCACCACCCAGCCTTTTAGCTATTAATGCCACGTCATCTCTTGTGTTTTTCAAAAAATGCGTAGGTTCATTTTTAATCTCCCTAATCACTTTAAAAACATCACTTTCACTCTTAAACATTTCAGGATGTTTGACTGCTAGACTTTTTAAATTTGCTACCCATTCATCACTTATCACACCACTAAGATCATTTACCCATTTTTCTACATTAAATTTTTGCGTTGCATATTGTTTTGCTTTGCCACTATCTCCTAAAACAAACCCATCGCCTTTTATTTCTCCAGTTTGCGCTTCATCTCTTAACGCTTTTACTTCATTTTTAAAAGCTTCTAATAGTTTTTGTGAGTTTTGTGGGGCGTCTTTTATCTCTACTTTTTCAAGGTTATTAATCACACTTTTTAGATCCCCTGCATTATTTATTGCATTTCTTATATGATTTTTTAAAGCTGCGTCATTTCCAAGAACTGGGAGTAGTGATTTTAGCCTTTCAATGGCTAAATTTCTCTTCATTGTCATAAGTGCTCCAGTTACTGAATGCCCTATGCCTTGTTGTAGCTCTTTGGCTTTTGGATTTATGGCTGTTAGTTTTTCAAGCAGTGCTGAAGTATTATTTAGTATAGGGGCTTTTTTATTTAGCTCGCTCATGATCTCTACCGCTCTTTTACTCTCAAACGGAGCATCTTTTAAAGCAGCGCTTACTTTAGAAAAATCAGTTATGCCGTCTTTACTAAATTTCTCTATAACGCCACGTATTAAGTTGGTTTCTAACGCTTCTTGCTCGCTACTGCTTAGCCTAGATGTAAGCGCTTTAAAATCAAGCCCATTTTCAGCGCTAAGTGCTTTTAAAAGTGAGTTTGTTATATCGCCACTACTCTTTAGCTCACCCATTACATCATGGTAAATTTTAGAGTTTTGAAGCTCTTTAAAAAGAGCATATTCGCTCCTTGCTTGCTTTAGCACATCTTTTGCTTTTTGGCTAAGAGCTGGATTATTAAAGGCTTGCTCGGCGACATTGTCTATTGCATTATCTACTGCTTCTATCATCTTGCCAAGTGTTTTTTTAGTGCCTGCTGTGATAGCATCAGGAGCAGTTAGCCTTGCCATATCAGCACTTAGCACGTTTCTTACTTCGTTAAGCCCTTTAAAGCTTTTGGTATTCCCTAATAACTCTAATGTACTATCTCTATACCCTGCTGGCAGTCTTAACGCCTGAGTGCCAAGTTCATGCTTTGCTTGTAGTAAATTTGCGCTTGCTTCTTTGCCTGCAAAGGCATCATCAAGAGCGTTTATCACCTCGCCAAAGTTATCTTTTGTGCGTTTCTCATATCCGCTTAAAATGTCAGCGGTCTTTTTCTTATCTACCATATTTAAAAGGGTATTTTTGGCATCTGCATTTAAGTCGCTTGACATTTTATAGATTTTTGAAAAGCTCTTTGGATCTCTCGCAACTGCATCGGCAATTATATCTGCCCCCTTAGCGTCGTTGCCAAGAGCAGTTAAAAATAGATCCATTTCTCGCTCTCTTGTCCCCTCGCCCTTTATTATATCTCTTGTTGTTTTTTGGGCTGGAGTAATTACATTCTCATTTAGATAGTTTATACCCTTTTGTATCTTCTCATTGCCAACGTTTGGTAAAGTGTAAGTCTTATCATCATTTAGTAGAGCTTTATACATATCTTCATCAAGAGCTTCTTTAGATAAATTTTGAGCTGCTGCTGCGTTTGCTTCTCCGCCTAGCTTATCCGCCATTGCTTTTTGTGCTCCGCCAATATTGTCATTTATCACGTATCTTGCAACTGGTTTTACTATTGAATAATCACTAGCCTTGCTAACTCCTTTTTTAAGTGCTTCTTTTACTGCTGGAGATGTCATTGTTGCAAGCGGACCTGAGATCAAAGAGTCATCGCTTGCTCCACGCAAAGCGTGTTTTAAATAATCATCACCATTTATCGTCTCATCGCCAAGTATTCTTTTATCGGCCATTAAGTCCATAGCCGCTCCAGCTCCACTCGCTCCAGCTGTTGCTAATGCTGTGCTTATAGCTTTTTGTGCTGTGCTTAGTTTTTTGGTTGGCAAAAGGGCTGAAGCTACGCTTATCGCACCCATAGGCACGCCCATTTCATTTAGATATGTTGAAAGACTATCGCCTATACCTGGCTCATCTACTGGGATAAAATTATCTCCTTTTTGTAAATAATATTTGCCATTAGCCTCTCTTACATCATCATAATTATTCTTTTTAGCCCAGTTGTAGAGCAAATTTTCGGTTCTTTCTTTTACTGCTTGATCTTTACTTTCGTCGCCTACAAGCTGTGAGATGATGTTTCTATCATCGCCTGCATGTTTTGCTCTTGCTAGTGCTTCAGTAGCCTTTTTTGCCTCTAATTCTTTGCCAGTAGCTCCGTCATAGTGAGAATACTCAAGCATTCCCCCTAACTCTTTACCTACCCCTTTTATGACATTTATTGGAGAGATTTGATCCGCAAATTCACCAACTTTGTCATACCACGTCTTTTCCTTTGGCGTAGCATCTACCGCCTTGCTCATATCAGGAGCAGACGGCGCATAAGTTGGTGCGCTATTTGTTGCTGGTTGTGCGCCCAATAAATTATCAGGTATCTCAACCTCTTTCATGCCACTAGGTATTTTTACCCAGTTGCCGCCTATTTGCATTTCGGTTTTGTTTTCAGGTATTTTTATCCAAGCCATTTTTATTTTCCTATCTAAAATTTATGCCAAGTGTTTTTGCGTCTATGTAATTTCTTTGTGAGTTGTTTTGGTTTGCCCCAAGACTTCGTCCTTCTTGAGGTGAGTTTTTTTGTTTTTTAGGCTCACCTCTTGGGTTGTAGTAAAGCTCGTTAATCTGTGACTGTATTTCTGGGAGCATTCCTTCAAACTCTCTCATATTAACGCCCCCATTTTGCATTTGTTCAACTGTATTTTTATAGTATGACCCCAACGCGTCAAGAGTGGCGTCATAATTTGAAACAAAAGCCTTATCGCTTGTTTCATCCCCAGTTGGGAAACTATTTATGAGTTGCTGATATTGCAAATTTGACATCTTGCCGTCACCAAACACGCCTTTTGCAAAAAGCATTGCGTTGTTTAGAGCAGATCTAAAATCGTTCATTTGCTTGCCGTCAAAGCCCAAATATTTTGCCCCGCTATGCAACGCAGTATCAAGCCACCCAGTGTTTGTAGAGCTATATTTTTCTTTCGCCCTTTTTAGGCTATCAAGCAGTGTTTTTAGGTCGCTTAAATTTTGCACTGATTTTTGTGCTAGTTGTTTTCTATCCACAAGAGACCCACTTGCTCCATTTAAAGCTTTATTTGTCTCTACGTTTATAACCGCTTTTTTGTAAGCTTGCACTTCTTGCGGAGACATATTTTCTGCCCAATCAGGCAACTTTGCCCCTAGCTTCTCAAAAGCCAAATTGGTTTCTAAACTATCACTATTTAGCCCACTATTATATTTTTGCACGTCAAAATTAAGTCTATTTGCGTTTGTGTTTGCATTTTGCATAGCAATATTCGCCATTAATTGATTGTGGTAGGCATCGTTTTGATACTTGTTTGCTTTTAGCCCTAACTCTTGCCCTTTTAACCCAAGCTCGTCACGCTTGAAACCTTGATTTATGGTGTTATTGTTTGCTGTTTCAGTTTCGGTTGATATATTATGGCGTATGTTTTCGTTTAGCCTATCTATATTATTTTGTTCGGTTGCTAAATTTGATCTATTCTCTTCCGCTAGCCTTTGTTTTGTGAAGTTGTTTCTTACACTGTCTTGGTAAATGTCCCATAATGCTCTACCAGTTGCACCTACTGCGTCTATTGTGTTGGTGTTGTAGTTAAAGTCTATTTTATTTGGGTTAAAATATGGCATTTTTGCTCCTTTTTGTGAGGCTTAAATTAATAAGCCTCATCCTCTTGTTGTTTATGAAAGTTTGATGCGTTCCAAGCATTAATCAAATTTTGATTTGCTTGATTTTCTCTTTGTAATTGCCTTTGTGAAAGCATTTTGTTAAAGTCGTAAGCATCTTTGTTTAGATTAAATGCTTTTTTCGCCATTTTGCTTTGGTTATAAGCACTCCATAATGCGCCACCAGTTCCTAAAGCTGTAAGCCAGTTAGGTGTGCCACCTACGCCGTTTTTATCTCCACCACTTGAACCACCAAGCCAGCTAAAAATATTTCCAAGTACGCCATTTTCAGCTTCTGCCATTTTTTCCTCCTTATAGTCCTGCTAATTTTAAAAGCTCTGCGCCATATTCTACGTCGCTCACGTTCTCGCCTTTTTTGGCTCTATCAAACGCTGATAGCTCACTGCTTGCATTTGAGCCGCTTAAAATTTCGTCTGGCTTTTCCTTGCTTTTTGCTACGTTTATCATTCCCATTGCGACTGCTTTCCAGCCAACATAATTTTCGCCAAGTAGATCACTCATGCCGTGAGCTTTTGCAAACTGGGCTAGATCATCAGGTCGTATTGTTGGGTAGTCTTTTTTAAACTCTGCTAGGTTTTTGTCAAAGACTGCTTGCCTCCTAGCCTCTTCCGCTTGCGCTGCTTGAGCTTGCGAGATTTGATCCATTTGAGCTTTTAAGGCATCAAGATTTCCAAGACCCAAACTATCAAGCAAGGCTTGTTTTTCAGGGGCAAGCTGTGGTTGTGATGGCTCTTGCGGTTGCTCTTTTGCTGCTAACGCTTCAGCCATTGCTTGCTTAATATCCTCGATATTAAGCTCCTCTTTTTTTGGCTCTTCTGCTACTATTGGTTGCTCTGCTGGCTGTTCTTGTGGTTCTTGCGCCACTTCGTTTGTTTCAGGCTCTACCTGCTCGTCACCATTTACGATACTTACTAATTCATTTAGTGCTTCTTGCTCTGTCATTTATTACTCCTCTTTGTAATTTTCAAAAAAACTTAAAAGACTTTCAAGTGTTTTTATGCTCTCGATCGCCCTTAGCCTCACTTCATCGCTGTTCTT